AGCATCAGCTGTAAATACAAATTCATTATTTGAAAGCATCGCAGGGATGTCGTCTGCTTTCTCTTTTACACCAACTGGAGGTATAAATCCACCACTTTTTCTAAGATCTAATTCTTTGACGCCTGCTTTATTAACTCTTTTAGGTAGACCCATGATGCCTGATGCCTGATCCACTACACTACCACCTGTAGCGTAATTAATCCCTCTTCCTGCAGAACCAGTTCCTCTTTGAGTAGGAAATTGAGACGTTGGAGGGGTAGTGGTCCCTGGAAACTTAGGTAATATATTTGCTGATGATCTTGGTGCATATTTACCATATTTATTTTTTTTAGCATGGGCATCTATAATTCTCATGGCATCATCTTTATCGAAATTTAAAGCTTGATTTATCGTGTAATCTTCTCCAAGATCTTTTGCCATACTTAAAAGACCTACAACATCTGTTTGTAACTGCATACCATAAGAAGGATTAATTAGTTTTGCTAAATTTTCTTCATCTTTAAATTTTGCAGCCATTCCAGGTCCTATTAACATAGGTCCTGATGACGATCCCGGTGGCAGTCCCAAAGGATCTGCAAAACGACTCGTGTCGTATCCTAAACTCATCAATCTAGATAGTGCAATATTTCTTGTATCTTCGATTCCTCCAGTAAAAGTTCCTTGTCCATATTTAGACATATCAAAAGGCACGGGTTTTGGTTTTGGTGTTGCAGGTTGTTGAGGTTTTTTAGGTTTTGTAGGCGTTCTACGTAAATATTGCAACACTTGATTGTACACAGGATTACCTTTAACAGGAGCTGGTCCACCGATTTGAACACCTGGTCCACCAATTCCATATCCAACTCTACCTCCATCTGCATACTCTGATGAATTGACTCTAACAAATTGTTCTACTTCTTCTGAACTAGCGTTTGGATTTAATGCTGTGTAATAATCTCTTAAATAAACTCTTAATGCGTTGGGATCTCTTTTTAATTGTTCTACCTCTTCTTCTGTTTTACCGGCAAAAAGTCCACTTAATAAACTTGCACCTCCAATGAGACCTGCAACAGATTTCTTTGATCCTAATATTTTTCCAAATAAATCAGTTCCTGTACCTCTGGCTGGTAATAAACCTGCAAGACCTGACAATGGACCCATACCCATAAGGCCAGCTCCACCAAAACCTAATATAGCCGCTTTACCTACAGGTGACTTAACAACTTTTTTAACAGCTTTTTTTACAGACTTAACCAAACTACCTAGTCCGTATAATTGTCTTGGTTGTTGCATTCTACTTATTGTCATATTATTCGTCCGATGCTGTTCCTAATGGTGGCATTGCAGCCACTTTAATTTTTAAAGATCTTGTAATGTATTCTCTTTTTGTTGGAGAATTTGGATCTGCGATATCATCTTCTGCCTCTTGATCAGAAGAGTATTCGTAATTTGTATTTTTATTACGTAATACTACCTCAGTTTCACACTCAACAACAGGTACTTTTTTACCGTTTATTGTTTCATATCTTACTGATGCAGGCTCTTTAAATGCCATATTAATTGCCTCCTAATCCACTTGAATCAGCTATATATACTCTTGTAGTTTCAAGTAAAGCTGCAGTTCCACTTATACCAGATGTGGCACTAGTTTCAATTGTTAAAATATCTCCTGCCTCCAACACGATAGAACCCTTAAGTACATTAATAATTAAGGGCCCTGTTATTTCTACATATGCTATTACAAAATCTGCAGATGCTGAAGAGTCTGTAATTCTTACAGTAACATTTTTACTACCACTTATGTTTGTAAGTTGAAGTGTTTGAAATATAGTGGTGGTCTCATTTGGACATGTGTACACAATGTCTGGAGATCCTGGACCACTTGGCGTATAGAATGCATTTTTATATCTATTTGACATCCGCCTTTTCTTCTTCTTTTGGTAACTCTTTTTTTAATAAATCTAAATAGTTTTTTTCAACTACATTTAATTCACTAAAATCAATAGTTAGTTGATCTTTCTTAGCTTTTATACTTTGTAATCTAGCTAAGATTAACTTACCATTGTCAGATAATTTATCACTATCATATTCTTTTTTATCTATATTGAACTTCATATTAAAACCCCCATCCTTCTTTGTTGTCTCCACCTCCCTTAAACCATGAATATCTATCTGATTTTTCATTTAGTTCTTGTAGGAAAGTAGAATTCAATTGATCTACAACTGATCGTAATGCTTTATTTATTTGTTGTTGTGTTGATTGATCGTATTCGGTTTTTGGTTCAGGTATTCTTACTACTATTTTTGCCATTAGAAACTACCCATTGTGTCTGATCCACCTTTATCATCTGGATCATTTCCTCTACCTCTACCTTCTCCCTCCATAAAATTTTTATCTTGTTTAAAATCAGATTGATAACCACCTTTATCCAATCTTTCATTTTCTTGTCTAATACGTTCAACTTCCGCTCGTTGTGCTCTTTCTATTTCAGCTTCTCGTTTAGCTTTTTCTTCAGCAATTTTTTTCTGTCTAGCTTCTTCTTCTTCTCGAAGTTTTCTCTCAAATTCAAATTGATTTGTAATAGCATCTTCTCTTCGTTTATCTAAACTAAATGGAGAAGCACCACTAAATGCAGGAGCATTAAAACCTAAAACGGCTGGTCCAAAAGTTGAATAATCATAATCATAACCATCGTCATCTCCATCAGTAGCTAATGTAACTCCTCCTAAATTACTAGGATCAAAAATAGTATCTATACCACCTTTTACATTTTTACCATCAAAGGTTTGTGTTAAACCCGATGTTATATTTGTATAAACATCAGTTAAAACACCATCTATCAAAACTTTTCTCCTACTATCTGGATCTAAATTACCAAATCTACCTATACCTCTAGGTCCACCACCACCTTCACGTTGTTGATTCAAAGGTGCCCTAGGTATACGCATATTATCAACGGGTATTCTTGTTGTATCTAATAAGGATTCTAATCCCTCTCTTTCAGCTGTTGTTGGAACATCAATAAATCCACCAATATCAGATACGTCAGGTAGATCTGAAGATAAATATTCTAAATACCTTCTATATAAAGGATTCATGTTTTCATTCATAAATGATTGATAATAATTATTATAAAAATTGCTTCTAGACATTATCTTTTCCCATCTGGTTGTATATCTAATCTAAACGTACCAAAACGCCAAGATTGGTTTTTATCGTCATTTTCTATTCTGACGTTAACAAACCTACCTCTTGCTCTAGTATCTTTTTTATCAGTAGATGACTCAATTGTAAAGGGGCTAAGAGCACTGTTACTATCAGATTGTTGAGGATATCTCTTAATCCCTAATGTAACTTTTGCCTTACCATTTAATGTTTCAAAGTCAGGTACAAAACGTCTTACAGCAACAAATACTTCACCTACTATACCGAGTGACATCGGTTGATTAGATAATGGACTTTGTCTTTGTTGAAGATCAAAATCAAATGATTTTATAAATGATGTAATGGTTGTTACAGTTCCTGTTTCATCAACTTGATCTGTTCCTACTTCATGCTCAAATAATTGTGTTTTACCCAATCCAGACTCACCCACTACAGTAGGAAAAGTCCCTGTCCCTGCACTTGTAAATTTAGTTCCAAATGGTTTAGGATATACTTCTGCATCAATCCAAGATGTTCTTGCTTCTGTTCCTGTATACCAAACTTTTTCAGCATAATTATATGTTACGTATTTATCATTATGATCAGATCCAGATGCAGGATACCACCAAGTTATTTCTGTATATAAATTATTTATACCTGCACAAATTTGTTGACCCTTTGTTGTATCGATATTATCGTATACATGATCCTCGACGCTACAAGGTAGAGATCTAACTGTACCATCAAAAGCAAAAAATCCTTTTGGAGACATCCAAAAAGCTACACCATCAATTTCTATAACTGCATTTTTACCTATCAATCCACAATTAGTTCCCACTTGTTCAAAGCCAAAAGTAAATGGTGCACCCACATGTCTCATAACGTAAAGAGCGTTATCCGTCCAAACCAACATAGATTCTTTTGCTCTTATGGCTGCCATTATCTTTGTTCCATCTTGTAATCTTTGATTGCCAGCTGTATTTGTAGAAGTAGGTAGATAAGTGTTGATGTCTTCTTGATCAGAAAAAACTACAGCCATATTATCTTGTTCATTTGGTGGTGCACCTTGAGGTGTAGGTATAATACTTCCAAAATGAACTAAGTGTCTTGTTGTTGGAGATACCATTGTAAATCTTGATATAGCTGGATTGTTTGTTGTTGCAAAACCTGATGTAGATGTAGATGCTCTAACTGATGTAGGAGTATTTGCACCTGCATTCCAAGTAAACGTAGATCCATTTGCAACAGTTGCAATTAACACTTGACCAAAGTTATCAAGACTCCAGAGGCCTGGTTCTAGAATAACGTCACTTGATGTTTTAGCTGTGCCCCAAGTGCTCGCGCCCCACGTGCCTATACCCCAACCATAACCTTGTGTTTGAGTTTGCGGACCAATTTTTGCATATGGTGTAACAGTGACACTGCCTCCTGGACCAGCGTTACCTGAAGCGTTGCTGCTTTGTGTTATTTTAAAATTGTTTGCATCTACAACAGTTGTTACTTGAAATAGTTTGTCATCAAAATCAGATGCAGAAAAACCTGTACCACTTGGTAAAGTTGTTGAAGATAAAGAAATTATATCACCTTCTTCTACTCCATGATTAGAGGAGGTTAAAGTAACTAAGGGTGAACCAGAAACAGTTGTAATAGTTGTTGAACCTAAAGCTCCACTTAAAGGTGTAATATCAAAAAGTTCACCATCGTAATAAATAAATAAAAATTTATCTGTACCGATTGCAACGTATCTTTTACCTATTATATCAACGAAAGCATGCATTGCTCTTGCAACGCCTACAATAGATTTTTTTATTGGAGATTGCCAACCACCTACTTTTTCAGGTAGACCATATCTAAATCTAACATTGTCAGAATCTATCCATCTATTTTCTGCACCAGCAGTTGTATTCTGTTTGTCTATGCCTGGTCGTATTTTAAAGTCAACAAGAGCCATCTTGTAAGCTCCTTACGCTGTATTTGTTTTGTATGCCCAGCCTCTTGTAGCATCTACATACACCAATGTAAAAGCCTGACCATTAGTATCTAAAACTAAGTTTGATGTTCCTGAATTTATAGGTTGACTATTTCTATCTACAGTTAAATTATTTGAATTAAAAGTTCCTCTTGCATCAATAAAAGTAACTTCATCTCCTACAGCTGGAGAAGCTGGTAGTGTGATTGTAAATGCTGAACTTGTTGTGTTTGCAAAAATTTGATCACCTGCAACTGCAGTGTATGCACCTGTTGCTGTATGATATCCTTTTGTAATAGGTCCCGAACTTATATTTGAACCATCTGAATATAAAACCATTTTAGCACCTACAGGGACTGTAACTCCTGTTCCTGATACAGTTTTAACTGTTAGTGTATATTGAGAAGAAGATCTTGATGTTGCATCTTCTATTATGAATACTCTTTCAGCAGAATCTGGCATAGTAACTGTTCTATTGGCTGTTAAAGTACCGGTTAATTTATAGTATAAATTTTTACCGTTAGATGTTGTAAAGTTAGTTAAAGCTAAAGCTACATCTCCAGATCCAACTGCTAAAGATAAATATCCTGATGCTGCTTGCTCTAATATCTGTAGATTTGTATTTGTAATTGATCCCCATGTACCAGACTTTTCACCTGTTGTTATGAGTTCTAGTTTTAGGTCACTTGATGTACTTGATGCCATATTATTCTCCTTATATTACATATTATATTAATTTTCAACAGAATCAAGGTTTTGGTGGCACTGGTAAAGGATCTATTTCAACCCAAGTTCCTGTTGCCCCCGTTGATATTGGTGTCCATGCCTGTGAAGCACCTGGATTTATATCAGCCCATGCTCTTATAGATACCTGACCTGTTGATAAATTTACTCTACTTCCTGTTGGTGATACGTTTGCATCTGCAATAATTGTTACAGTTCCTGTAGAAATATTGCTTCTATTACCTGTAACATCAACGTCTGCATTTCCACTAACAGTTACATTACCAATGTTAATATTTAATCTGTTTCCAGTAACATTGA